TCGCACTCATTACCCTTATCTGTATACTTAGAAGTAAACTCCTTTCTGTTACCATAAACGTGTGCCAGGGCTAAGCCCTGGATATACGTCTTAGTTGTTTGTGCTAGTACCTCCCCCTTAGTTTTGGGTGAAGTCATTATCTTACCTATTGAGCTACATCTAATTTTCATATCATAGGTATTAGTAGGAGTGAATTAATCTGAGTATCATTAAGATCAAAGCTATCCTTTAACTTCTCTACAGTATACTTACCATCAGCTATAGCTTTAACAGCCTCAGCAAATCTCTTTGCATCCATCTTAGGCTTAGCAGTTGCTGCTATATGCCCATCATCATCTGTAGCTTGTAAAGTAAGTAAGCTCTGTATAGTGTACCTACGAAAGTAGCTGATCTGTGAGCCCTGCTTCTGTGCATCTAAGCTAAGATCTAAAGTCATACAGCTAGAGATACTAAATCCAGTGTATATGCATACTATCTGAGTGCACACACTACCACCCTCTATAGGCTGTAGTAATAACAGATCATGCTGTAATAAGATAGGCTCTACAGTCTCTAGGATAGAATTGATATCTGCATAGGACTTCTTGAAGTGGGGGTTAGTAGCGTTCTTATGTACTTTACCGATTAGTTGTTTAGCTTGGTGAAGCCTCACATAGAAGGGAGCAGGCTGCTGCTCAACCTCCTTAGGCTTTACAGCCCTTGTAGTTGTTTTTTCCATTGGTTAGTTTATTAATTGTTTACAAATATACTACTTATTAATCTATTTTCACATTATTTTCTAAAATTATTTCTCTTAGCTTCTCCCTCACCTCATACATATCCTCTTTACCATTGTATTTGTACTCACTTCGTAACCACTGATCCATCTCTACAAGTGCCATGTAATAGTTGAAGCCATTGGTAGCATGGTTAAAGTCCTCCTGGTCCTCAGGCAGATTAAATTCTAGGGTTGCTTTCATTTCTATATTTTAAGGATGTACGTTAATTATATTTTAGTGTTATACTTCGCCAAAGGTGGCTAATTTTGGTAGTTTTGGCTAAATTCATCATACCACTCCACAAAATCATCAAAGGTCTTGCTTATGATATAGATCCCTCCTGCAGCTTCTATCATTGCCTGATATTGCTTCTGCACTACTGACTGCTTATCCTTACCAATCTTAACTTCTATCTTTACAGATCTCCCATAAATAGTAGCGGATATATCAGAAGATCCTGGAGTGCCTGTGCCCTTAGTCCACTGCCCTGCAGTCTTAGTGCCATCTGTTCTATATGACTGCCTGAATACTCCCATTGTATTAATCCTCTCAGCTTGGTGCTTTGAATGGTTAAGGAAGTCAGTAATGCATCTAGTTAATCCATTAGCTGTAGCATCTGAGTACTTAGTGAAGGGGATGATGTGCCCTGGTGCTGATGGGTACCTGTAGCTCATGTACTTCTCCTCGAGCTCATGTAGTCTCTGTTTGTTTTGTTTGTTCATAGTTTATCTTTATGTATACGGTTAAAGTGGCAATGTCTACATACTGAAATCAATTCATACATTAACTCATCACCTATATTCTCATATGTTTTATGATGAACATCTTGAGCTGGTGCATCTAAACAGGCTTGACAAAGATAATCATCTCGTTTTAATACTTTTAACCTAATTGCTTTCCATTTATCAGATTTCATATATTCACTATAAAACTCCTTTCGGTAAGCCTTTTCTACTTGTTTATTTTCTTCTAATTTTTGTGACCTATATGCAAAATACTTTTCATAGGTAGGGCTTTTTTCATTTAATAATTTTGTGTCAAATTTATTTATTTGTTTTAACTGTATTTTTTCTTTAAGATCAGGCACTAAGTTATGTTTTAAGCTGCTACCATTACCATCTCTATGACCACATTGAATACATTGAGAATATAAACTTATTCTACCACTATCACCTATAAAATATCTATACTCCAATTCATGCTCACCTGAGCAATTTAATAAATCTAACTCATTACTCCATTCCTCCCATTTATACATACCTTCTCGGTTATATAAAATCTGCTCATTTTCATTCATTACATAATTTTTCATAGTTATATTTTATTTGCTGTTCTATTTATACCATCCCATATATCCTCTTCCTCTTCTATTTTTTCCTGTAAGCTGTAGGATAGCTTAGTGCTGCCACCATTCCTATTATCATCAGGAGTATACCCTTTATATTCGCACCACTTCCTAAAATTTATAGTTATCTTATTCTGAGTAGTATAGCTCCTCTTCTCAGGGAAGCGATTATTAAAGCTATCAAAGAGCTCCTCTTTAACTGAGTAGAAAGTATCAGCTTTGAGATCCTCAAAAAAGAAATACATCTCACTGCTAATATCATCTAATATCTTTCTATATTCTAAATTCTTAGTAGGCATAGGTATAAGCCCTTTATTAAGATATATTTGTATACACTCCTGGCAGTAGTTATCAAAGCAGGCCCATTCCTGATCATCCCAATCATTAAAGAGCTCATGGCCAAATAGATCTACAGGAGTATACTTATCACTAAAGGTATTAGCCATCTCTACTTCATACTTTCGAGCATTAAAGGATGCACTGTTACCTGAGATGGTGTAGTTAGTTGTGATGATAATCTTAGGGCTGTTAGTTACATCTAGCTTTATACTGTCCTTACCTTTGTACTCAATGGTGATACCCTCAGTGATCACACTAAATAAGCTCTCAAAATTAAACTTCTTTTTTACATCATCAAATACTAATATCTGACAGGCAGTAGATACATTTTGATAAGGGAACTTATTAAGAAAATCAAAGGTCTTACCATCTAAGCTCTGCACCTTCTTAAGATGGCCCATTGCATTCCAAAATAAACCTTTACCACTTCTACCATTAGGTACATCAGATATTGCCTCATCATTAAAGATAATTGCTTTGTTATTACTTCTATCCTTATAACTGTGCAGGAGGTAACCTATAACAGTCTGAAATGCTTTGTACTTATCTCTATCTTTGCCTGAAATATTCCATATAAAAGTGCGAAATTCTGATTTGTGGTGATCTACTTTTACAAAATCTCTATCTATTACCTGGTCTCTCCATATAGATAGATCCATATCGGCATAAGATAGCACCTCTTTATCATCTTTAGTAACCTTAACTATGCAATTTGTATAAAATAAGTAGGCACAATCTTTAGTATCTTTTAGTAGGGATATATCTCTGCTACTCAATATACCTAAAAACTCCCTCTTAAAAAACTTAAGGTTACCACTCATCAGGTTATATACTCCCTCAGGTTTCTTATTATCTAAGATGTAATCTAATACGTAATCTTTCACATCTTTCTCAAATACTTGGTTTAAAAATATACCTTCCTTTTTAATCATCTGAAATGTGCCATTAGGCTCAGGGCTATTCTTAAAAAAGTCATGATTATCTAAGAACTTCTTAAACCTTAAATTGTTTAAATTGTAAGCTCCATTTTGTGTAGTACTCCAAAAGTCATCATCAGGCATATTATACCTTAATTTCAATTCATCCTTAGCTTTTTTCCAATCTCCCTGGTGATTAACTAAGGTGTATATGTTAAATGGTGAATAGCTTTGTTTACTACTAAAGGGCTCAATAGAGCTACCATCTTCACTAAAGATATAGAACATACTCTTTTGATGTCCGAAAGTAGCTGAGAAACCATCTTTTATATCTTTGTTAGGCCTGGTCCAGTACTCTGATCCATCAGCTCTCTTCTTACAAAACTGCCACCCTATTTTCTTAAGCAGCTCCTTAGCCTCCTCTTCACCTTCTAGGTTATACTTTCCATCAGGAGTAGTATCTTTCCATGTCTCTGCCCATTTTTTATCTGTAGTATTTTTATGAGGTAAAGTAATAGAGTGATGTTGGTTATATGATTTGATTAGATCAAATAGGTTATTTATATCATCCTCAAAATAGCTTAACTTAATGTACTCATCACCTTTTACCTTAGTATATCCTGTAGATGGATAGCAGGCAGCATACTGCCCATTGCCTCGAAGCTCTACCATTGTAGATCCTGTGCTATATTTAGAGAACACCTGGCCGTTAATCTTATCCTTACTTCTAAAATATACATGATATCCACCTCCTGCAGTAGAGTAACAGGATAGCATACCCTCAAATATCATATTAGCTACAGAAGGTACAGCTATAAAATCATTATATATCTCACTTATATCCTCATCATTATGAGCATCAAAATCGATACAGTAAAATTCACTAACTAATCCACAGGCTATACCTATTTTTTGAGCATTAGAAAATCTACTTTCTATATTATCAATAGGCTCATATAAAAACTTATGCCCTGCTTCAAGCATTGGGGCTTTATTATCTTTAAGTGGTAGAGGGTTAAGTCCTTCACTTTGGAGCTCATTAGCATAGTCAATTAAGTTCATATTTTTCCTATATTAAAGAGAGCCCCTGCCGATAAATCACCCTATGATAAGATGGCAGGGGTTTATACTCTCAAAATGTTTTGTTAATCAGGGTGATTATCTTGACAAATATATTAATTAATTCAATACTGATACAAAATGTGCAATCTTTTTTTATTAACAATCAACTTTGCACCCCACTTTGCACACCTTCCCCTAGTACTGGCGTGGCTTTGTGCAAAGTTTGACTTTTTTTTTACTTTTTTTTTTTCAAGTGGTAGTACATTATATATAGGGTAGGGGCTTTTTCTCAAAACTTTGCACTTTTGCCATTAAGTATCTGATAATCAATACTATTTTTTGTGCAAACTTATGTGCAAACTTATTTTTTCTATTTTTACTTTGCACAGTTAGTAATAGTTGCATCTGATCTGCTCTTTAAGTTTCTCTAATTTATCAATAGTGTAGCACTCCAAAACACGCTGTTTAAGGGGCTTATAGTATTGTGGCAGCACAAACTGCTCTCTGAGCTCTTTTGTGTGCAGCATATAAGCAGGATCCTTTTGCTTTGTGTAGATGGTGTGCTTAGTCATACCATTTATAACTGTTGCATGGCTTTGATTAAATAACCTACCTATCTGAGATAAGGTCATGCCATCCTTTTGGAGCACATGATACAGGTAGTATCTGCGATATAGTACAGGCATATACCTGCATTTCTCTTTAAGATCAAATTTATCTATTATGTATTGCACCTCTTCTAGTCTAGTCATTGTAATAGTTTTGGGTTAACTGATTTGAATAGCTCACTTTGACTATCCACTAATCCTACTGCATTTATATAATCTATCTCTACCTTAGCACTGGCTATAATAGAAGCACTGAGCTGAGCTATTGCTTTTGCCTTGTCTACTTCACTAGCCACCTGCTCTGTTGTTAATCCCTCATCAGATAATCTTTCTAATGCCATAAAGATGTGATCTCTTAAATCACTTAGTTTGTTGTTTGCCATTTGTTTTACGTTTTAGTTTACATGTTAATTTCATTATCTCCTGCAGCTCAGCAGGGTATCTTTGTATTGTATTACGTGCCATATTTTCTCTTCTGCTTATTACTTGCAAATTGTTAAGCTCGCAGTTTAAATAATTGCCATCTAAGAATATCACTACATATCCTGCAGGTATCTCCCCATTTGCCTGAGTCCATACATATCTTTGCAGTAGCTCCCAGTGACAGTCTTTAATTTTGATATATTGGTAAAGTCTACCCTGTGTATCTGCTCTATTGTGGATGGTTCCAATGGGTTGAGTATTGTATGGCTTGCTGCCTTTCTTATACATGGTATGCTTCACCTTCTCATAAACATCTGCAGGCATCTTTTGCCCTTTGTTTTTTGGGATGTGCCCTGGCTTAAATTGGAAGGCCTCACCACTTCTCATCCCTTCCTTATATCTACCACTTGCTGCGGTCTTAAGGTAGGTGCTATCCTTATATATCTTAAACCTATAAGCTATGTTATACACCTTCCCTATTTTTACCCCTAGATCCTGAGCTATTAGAGCAGTGCTTTCAAATGGGTAGCGTTTAATTACTTCTGCTTTGATATTCATAACTCTTCTATTATATAATCATGTTTAATAAACCACTCTAGTGTATCTGCCTGCTGATCTGTATAGATATAATCATACAATTTACCATCATCACCTAGGTAGCAGTTCCACCAAAAGCCACCATTAGGCTCTACGATATCCTCTAGCCATACTCTATATTTTTTCATACTGTTCTACTTTTAGTATTAGTTTGGGCCACATAGCCATTAACATTATTGCGTGATCTCTATCCAGGGCTTCTAAGATCCTGATGCCTATCCTTTTCTTACCACCATCAAAATAGTTGTAGGTTACTTTAAAGCGTTTCATTAGCCTGGTCTTTAGGTTTATGATCCTGTAAGCTGAGGTAGTCTAAGTAAAGCTGTAGGTTGAAGCTCCCCCCTTTATCTCCCTCACTCTTTTTATTTTTCCACCACTCCATCTTTGCCTTAAGGCTAAAGTGAGTGGGTGTAGGTGCTGTATTATCTATCATCTCTATCATTGTTAAGTTCTTTTTGATATTCTTTGTTATCCATTTCCCACTGGCATACACCAAATCTCTCAGGGTCTTCTAGGATGCTATCCTCAATAGCTGTTATTATTTCTTTCAGCTCATCTTTATTAGGAGTGAAGGGATGGCATACGTTATTACACCACTGCTCACCTTTCACTAGGAATACATCTACTATGCACTCATTAGTTTCAGGATCAAAAGAGACAAAGCTCCACTCAAAATCAAGTATAAATTCAATATGATAAGTCTCATACCATATAGATGCTGTATACTTCTCAACTTGTAAATCTTCTAAATTCATTTTAAAGCGTTTTAAAGGTTAGTAATATAAGATAATGTATAGATTGCCACCCAAAACAATATAAACACAGCAGAGGTGCTTAAAATGTCTCTATGCTCATCAGTGAGGGGTGTAAAGTAATAGATTAGGTCGGATAGTTTCTTTCTCATTTTTTTAAGTTTAAGCGTTCCATTAATTCATCAATCACAAGCCATTTTGCAACTGCGCGTTTTGTGTCGTCGTCTAAAATTCCGAAAGCGTCCCGGTTTTCAATGTAGTTGTCATTTAGCTCGTTTGCGTAAGCTAAAATAATTTTAATCATTTCGTCTTTGTTCATAATTGGTTAGTTTAAATTAGTGAAGCAAATATACGAACAAACAATTAATTGTTTACATAAATACGTTATCAATAATCATTCTAAATAAGTAATGTAAGGGAATAGCCTGAATTTATACATGATAAGTAAGGTAATAACCTTAAATATACTTGACAAAAAGTAGCTAATATGTTAGTTATATCTTACATTAAGGCACCATTATAGCTACTATGTTAGTTGTAAGCAACTTTATAGTGGAAAAATTCATGCAAATATACGGTAGTGGTTAGCTTTTACAGTAAAATTGTGTCACAAATCTTTGTATAATTGCTCACTAAACCTACTCAGTTTATTGTGCAAAAAAATACCCCCCTGCCAAACTAACCAAAGATGCAGAGGGGTTGTGGTAACACATTGGGCGTATTAACCAGTGCAAACTTACATATTAAATTTGTGACTATCTATATATTTTATAGTTTTTTTATCTCCTGATCTACTATCTCTTATACATTTAATGGTGAGTATCCTACCACCTAATGGCTTAATGGGTGCACCTCTCTCTACGTGCCATCCTTTAGATCCATCACCATACTCCTCTTTATAGGTACCTGTGAGCATTAGGTGTATTTGTTTCTGCTTCAAAGCGTATCCTGATGCTGAGTGTGTTTCCAATTTATCTCTTACATCATTCCTGCTACTGTTCTCATGGATGTGGCCCATACTAAACACATCAAAGTTCTCATAAAGCTCCAAGGCCCTGGTTAAATTGATAGCACCTTTGGTAACTACCCCACCACCACCTGATCCATGGAAGTACTTAATCTTAGTAGAGAAGGATGTGGTATTACTTTTACTAGTAGATTGCTTAATTACTACCCATCCACCATAACCACCTAACTGCATATTAGATCCTGCTCTAAAATTTATATTATCCACAAAACGCTGCAGGATATCAGTTTCTTGAAATTTGATTATAGCAGTTTCATGGTTACCATAGCCTACTAATTTAATAATATGAGCATAGGGCATAAACCACTCCACAGCTGTATTGACGATAGAGTCTAAATACATAGCATTATTGTGCTCAGGTCTTATATCAGATTTATTTCTCCTATTATCACCCCTCCCCTGCATTAAGCAGAACATATCACCATTAATAATTACAGGTATATTCTCTTCTAAGCAATAGTCTAGGTGCCTCTTTAATAAATCTCTATCACAGTGTGGGTTATCCCAGTGCAAATCACTAAGCATAGCTATCCTTACTTCAAGGCCTTCTAGTGAAAGCTCATGAACATTTTTTGAGTGTCTAATCATAAAGTTATTTAAAGGGGTTGTATAGTTTGTCAAGTATTCTGAGCACAAAACTTACTACAAATCCTGCTATTAGCCCATATACAAACAGCATCCAATTAGTTTTGGCTTTCTGCTTTTTTTCTGTTTTATATATGTACTTATATTTCAGTACATCCTGCTTTACAAGTTGCGTTTTATATCTGTACTCAATTCTAGTTTGCCACCTGGTCTTAGGTACATAGATATTCTTAAAATTGATAATAGTATCTTTAGTTCTGATTACCTTCTCCCATATGATAGTATCATTTACCACCACTGGTAGGCTATCCACTGATATTATTCTAATAGTATCGCTATCCTGTACTAACTGCAAGCCAAACTTAACAGCTTTTTTGTAGTGGTATTGTGCTTTTTTAGCATTTGAGCAGGAGCCTAATAGGCATAGTGCTATAATTGGTAGGATGTATCTCATAAGTTCTCTAGCATTGCTATCATTCTAGGGCAGGGATAGATGTCACTCTTATCTTTTCTCACACTATTGTGTGTAAATATACCTGTCTCACCCCTCAAAGCTCTTTTGTCTATATCAAATATGCTAGCAAAGTAATCTCTAGGGATATTGTACTGATCACAAAGGTACACTAGAAGCTGTCTAGTGCTCTCTATTTGTTCATCCGTATACATTTGCCAGTATATGTGCCCTTTGTATGGCTTGTCTAAGATAGTAAGCTGAGTATAATCTACTTTACCTCCTACATAGTTGTAGTAGTAGCCGTTCTTTTTAGTTAGTGGTCCATAGTTGCATATCTCTATCCCTACAGATAATCTATCCAAGCTCCTGTAAGTTACTCCTGCTTCACTAAATACCTCTTGTTTAAGGCCCAGGTGATAAGCCCAATTTTTTGAGCTGAAGCACTGTACTATTGTACCCTTAGAACCTATGATAAAAGCAGTGGCTACCTTACCTACTTTCTGATTAAAGAATTTAGCTACAGATACAGCATCAGGTCCACCTGCAGTATGGTGCAAATAGATCTGTCTCTTGTCAGTAAGCTCATCTACGTATTGATCTTTAGATAATCGGTGTTGTATTATCTTGGTTATGTCTAAGTCCATTGAGATCTGATTTAATTTCTTTAGCCCTGGCAAATAAGTTTTTCATACCCTGCCAAATGTCTATACCTTTCACTGCTTTGTAATTTTCATTTATGCTCATCACTTCTATGCTCACCAGGATCAGGCTAAGTATTTTTGTAAGCATTAGAGGCACTGAAAAAAACTTTAAGATAATATCATTAAGGATCCAAAAGTCTATAAGATAGAAGCCAATTACAGCCACCTCATAAAGTAGTAGTTTAGATATGATAGCAGATAGTCTACGTGATGTAATTTTTAGTTTTAATTTTTTAGCCTTCCATATCCCTGTAATAGTATCCACCAAAATAGCAAAGCCAATTAAAAATAAGATACCTGATATAGGCAAAAAGAAAGCTGATACTACTGCTAATAATTGAATAATGTATTGTTTAATTGAGGCTAATAAGATGGCTAGCTGTAGTCTCATAAGATAAGTATAGAGTTGTTATATCCATTCTCTCTGAAGTTGCCACACATACCAGTGCAAGTTGTTTGCCATTGGGTGATACAGCTACAGTTATTAAACATAGGCCTAAGATCAGTATCCATGTTAGTGGTAGATATAAACTGAGGGAACAGTGCTCTGTTAGTTAGCAACCATCTAATAAGTCTCTGCTCAAAAAAGCTAGCTTTCTGTGCGTAGTGCTCCATCCCAAAGGCTACCTCATTACGAGATACACTAGCTGAGTAGTCACCTGATTGTGTTTGTAGTCCTTTGTTCTTAAGTTGGTAGGTAAGTCCAAAAACAGCATCCTCTGCAGATCTCCAAGCTATCACTGGCTGTATAAACTCTACTAAATCTACCTCATCAGGGTTAAGTGTCTGAGCATTGTACGCTGCAAGCAAATAGTTATAGAAAGTAGTGCCTAAAATAGGCTGTATCCTTAAGGCTGCCTGAGTAGCTATGTATGGTGTTACATCAGTAACATCCACATTAGCTGTGATAGGAGTATTAACTTTAAGATAAGTTTCTGTTATGAAGTATAGCATTATGCAGGGGTGTTATTAAGTGGAGGTAAATCAGCTAGAGCTCGTATCTCATTTACTGTCATATTATCTAGTATTTTCTGAGCAACAGTTGGGTGCATAGCACTGATAAGGTTGTTGATCCTGGAAGCATCACCCTCTAGCTCTACTATGCTCTCATCTATTACCTGAAAGTTATTGATAGTAAAATTAGCAGGTATCTTGGAGATGGTTAGTAACTCGTTGAATATGTGCTCAACACATCCTCTTAGCTCCATTACTACATTCTTCTCAAATATCACATAGGCCTGCTTAATATCTGCACCACCTCCTAGGCTTCCTGTAGTACGTACTCCCATTAAGATAGGATCTATAGTGTGAGCAAAACAAATCTGTTCTGTATTAAGCTGTGAGGCTTCCTGAAATAACTTATCATTACCATTAGTTGGCATGGCTTCTATCTTAGGCAACTGATCCTGTGAGTTAGCAAAGAAAGCAACAGCTTTACCAGCATTAGCAGCCCCTTTCATTCTATCAATAGTTTCTTTAATCATGTGTTTCTCCTCCTCAGATTGTGGCCTCTTAGGAAACATCATAGCAAAAGATGGAAAAACAGAGTTTTGTATATTAGACTTAGCAAAGTAGCTGAGCTCGCCTGATAAGAAAGCAAAGTTTAAAGCTGAGGTATATTGTGGTAGTGAATAGTAATCCTGCCCTAGTGATTTAATCTCATAGCAATATAACTGCTCATAGTCAGGGCATGCTACGTGATAAGGCTTTATTTGTCTTACATCTATGTTAGTACTCCAGTCCTCACATAAATAATACATATCATTAAAACGTGATATCCTTACTTTCTCAGGTGATACATTCTCTATCTTAACTAATTTCTTTTCATTATCAAAAAACAGCTTGAAATATACTCTATTGTGTACAATAAGTTGCCTTGTTACAGCCTTAACAATATGCTTTAATTTAGTTTTCCTTTCAAACATATAAAGCTGTAGCTTTTCAGGAGTAGTAAGTTTGTCAGTTGCCAAAGCAAAGCCACCACCTATCACTGCATTAGTCTTATAGTCTACTATGGCACCATGTAATGGGCTAGAAAAGTACATTTGATTAAGTAGCTGAGGATATAGGTTATCATTACCAAATCTTACCCACATATTAGTGGCATATCTACCATTAACATAGGGCAGGGATAAATCACCTTTACCTACAGGTAAGAATGGGGTGCTAAAAGATTGATATCCCTCCACCACTTCAGGTCCTGTGCTCTCTTTCTTAAAAAAATTATTATACCATGCCATAGTTAATCGTATATTGAGGTGCCTACTGGCCCACTTACCACCATCCTACCTTCTTCTATCACCACTCCTGTGGACTGTGCAATAGTTAAAGGTAGTACATAGGGTACTGAGCTTTCATAAATTTGATATATAAACTGCCCTTGCTTTAAAATAATATCTACAGGCTCATCAAGTACAAAAAGATTGTACCTTTCAGGGTATGAGCTAGTATCTGCAGTAGTAAATAACTGAGTGCTACTTGTAGTATTCATTTCATTAGTGAAAGCAAATAGATAGTGAGGGGTGGGTACAGTTGTAACCTCTGTTAAGGTTAACACTACCTGGTTAATCACTCCCTGTTCAATGTATATCATACCTATATTATATGATGTTACTCAAATGTTTAGAAATAAAAAAAGCCCCACTAATTGCAGGGCTAATTTTAAGCGTGTTAAGGATATTAAGATACTCCGATAGCAGCTAAAGCACCAGTACTCATAGTTACCTCATAAGCTAAGTACTCATTCTCCGAAAGTAAAGTAACAGCGTATTTAGAACCATCTGCACGAGCAGTACCTGATCCTTCAGCTACACCTGTAACTTGTAAGTAAGGGAAGTACCAATAAAGACCATTAGCATCTAAAACAATAGCAGTAAGATACTGCTGTCCTGATCCAAGAATTTTAATAGATCTAGACTTATCAGCTTCTCTACGTTGAAACATTAAAGAGATAGTAGCAGTAACAAAAGATGATCCATTGATTAAATCAATAGCAGCCTCTTCTGTAAAACTAGATGTATTCCTACGAATGTAAAAGTTTTCAAATAACACAAGTGGAGCTGCTAGAGTTATAGCTGTAATATCCCATGCTGCACCTGCAGATGGATTTGTAGGGGTGATAGATGCAATGTTATCTTGAGGGGTTATCCATATTCCATAGATACCTCCACTGTTAGAATCGCAACTTTTTAAAATGGCCTCTAAGGCCTGGCATGTTGTTGGCATGATTATATAGTTTTATATAAAGGGGGTTGCCCCCCTCTATGAATTAATATTAAGATCCGTAAACGATCTCACCTGGATTAACAAAATTAAAGCCAATTTTCATATTTGCACGTGTGCGAATGTAAGGCTCAGCTACTGTATCAGCTAAGTTTACTGCACGTAGATCAGATGGATCACCTTCACCATCAAACAAGTATACTAAATTATCCTTCAATGTGATAACCAAATGGTCATTAGACATCCCTGGACACTGTACTATTTTGATACCTAAGTAAGTTAAAGATAGATCCTGAGTGATATAAGCATTAGTGTTACCACTTGCTACACCTAATCGGTAGATGTTTACTAATTGAGTTGGTAAGTAGATACGTAGATCTGCAGTACGGGATGCAATGTTAGCAGGTAATAAAGCAAAAGCAGCCTGTAAATTAGCTAACATCTGAGCAAAAGTAGGGGCAATTGTCATAGCAGTGTAAGGGATAACTCCTGAAAGAGCTGCTCCTAATTGTACCTCATAACCATCACACAAAGCAAGTGAAGGGGTTAAAGAACCAGTATCACCTTGCCATCTCAAAGTCTCGATAGATCCATTGATAGAGTTAGCCATTTCACTCCAGTAAAAGTTCATGAAGTTAGCTACAGAGAAATCTCCGTTTGAACCTGCTGCCATTTGTAAAGATACAAAAGACTGCTCTAAGTCAAATTGACAAATTTGAGCCATTGAAGATAAAGCACAAACACTCATCAATTTAGCTGTAAGCTGATCAGTTGGTGCAGTAAAAGCACATGTAGATGGTTGTAAAATATCACCAAAAGTTACTGTACCGATTTTAACCTCAAACTTTACACCTGGTAAAGTACGAAAGTTGTCTACGATATCTGATGATCCTAGGTAAGCCTGAGAGTAAAAGCTCTCAGCATTGGGTGTAAGGGTTGCCCCTGCACCATTGTTTAAGTCAAATCTTAATTTTCTCATTGTTTTTGTTTTTATTTGTTTGTGTTAAATTTATTAAAGTTACTTAGTCTTTGCTGTACGCTCAAAGCTACAGCCTCCTCCATTACCTCCTCTTCTGTTTCTACTACTAGAGCCTCTTCTAATTGATTTTTTAAATCAGCTATCATAGCTACTAAATTATTTACTTCTGCATCTAAAGCAGGCTTTACTATTGCTAGTATTGCCTCAGCATCTAGGACAGGATCTACAGCCATAGCTTCCTCTTCTACTACTTCCTCCTCTTCTACTACTGTATCTTCTAGGGCTACCTCTTCAGAGGCCTCCACTACTTCAGCATCACGTATCTCAGTAATCTCTCCGTCTACTACAACATAGATTTTACCCTCGATAGTGTGCTCTCCATCAGGTAATTTGTTCATATTTATTTTAGTTTTTAGTTGTTGCTCTTTTAATTTCATACCTAAGTATCCCTCTATTGAGAAGCCTACCTGATCATTATCTACTAGATGGTTATAGTACTCAACATCAGTTACCTGTGCTGTTACCATTAAGGTACCTGTAGGTACTTCTATACCAAATGAAGAGTAAGCCTTATCTTTAGTAGGGTTATCTACTATCCATGCTTCTAATACATAAGCAGGTACAGTCTCAGTAGTATCATGCTCTAAATTGAACAAGTCTTTATTAGACATGTCCTTCATAAACTTTGCATGAATTTTCTCTATCTCTTCTATGGTAAATTTAACATAGTACTCTTTGCCATCCTCATCATCTTTTCTATAGATCTCCATAGGGATAAGAGCAGGTGCCACTATACGATACTTAACATCATCTGTAAATATCATAGGCTTAACCTGACTATTGAAAGCCATACCCATTACTTTGATAGCAGGAGTGGATGTAAAAGCTATTTGTTCTATACCAAGGTCCTCCCCATTTTCAGAGTATTCAGGATCTATAGTAATTTTGTAAACAGGTAGATTATCTTTTGCCATACCTATATTATAATAATTCTTATATTTGTAAAAAAATTAACTATGGTAACTATTTTAGGAAGGGAGATCCCCAACAGAATTGAAGAGCTAACTATTGAGCAGTTCGAAGCAATTACAGATATTAACAATAATAAAGAGCTGGACCCTGTGGATAGGCATCTGCAAATCTTTGAATTTTTAGGCATCCCTGAAAGTGAGTTCTTTGATTTTGATATAGCAGATTTTATTGATATTGTTAAAGAGTTTAATTCTGCTCAGGAACCAATGGCAAATACTGAGCCTGTAGGTACACTAGAGCTAGATGGCTACACCTATACTGCAGAGTTAAAGCTAACAGTAAGAGAAACAAAGCTAATAGAAAAGATAGCCATCCACAAACAGAAGGGATACATATCAGATATGATGGCTGTAATGTTTAAAGCAGATCACCTTACCAAAGCAGAGCACTATACAGAAGCTCACCTTAAGTTAAAGTCTAAGCACATAAGAAAGTTGAAAGCAGAGTTATGCATCCCTTACATTATGTTTGTTGCTAACAAAATAAAAAAACAAGTAGAGGATGTGCCTACCGAAACAGTAGAATATGTACCTACCGAAACAGTGGAGTGAGATAACTCTTGAGCAGTTCATTGAGATATCTGAGATAGATAAAGAGCAGGGTGCTTACTACTATAATAGTGAGATACTTTCTATCATAACAAATGAGCCTACTGAGGATATTGAGGATATTGATATAGATGAGCTTAATGCTTTGGTGGACCAGTGCAAATGGGCACTCTCACAGCCATCCAATAAATTCAAGTCAGAGCTTCTAGGTATGAAGCTTAAGCCCTTCAATAAACTGTGCCTATATGAGTACATAGACCTTGACTATTATTTTACCCATAACTACATAACTAACCTAGCTAATATCTGTGGAGTACTGTACAGGCAAAGCAAAGTTAATGAGTGGGGTGAGGAGATAATAGAGCCGTATGAATATGACTGTACTATCAGAGCTGATAAGTTCTTAGACCTTCCTATTACAGATGTGTATGGTATTATTAATGAGTTCCTAAAGTTCAGGGATAATTTTCTAAAGACTTACCAAAACTTATTCCAAGGTGAGGAGTTACCTGAGCTAACAACAGAAGAGAAAGCAGAGCTCACACCTGAGGAGTTGAAAGAGGAGGAGGATGCTAAGAAAGATAGTAAGTGGAGTTGGGAGCGTATGATATACGGCCTGTGCAATAATGATCTAACTAAGTCTGATAAGATAGGAGCTCTACCCCTTACCTATGTATTCAATATGATGGGTATGAAAAAAGAATTAGACATCTAGAGGGAAGCCAGGTGTAAATCCTGCAGGAGGATCTAGTGCTTCAAATGTATAAACTATCCTTTGGTTTTTTTCTAATACTTCTATAGCTTCTACAAGTGGATATTTTTTAGTAAGCCACTCAGTATATTGGGAGTATATCTCAGCAGTAATACCTGCAGCGTTTAGCTCAGATGTAAATTGTGCTACATAATCTCTAGGAGTAATTACACCACCATTCCATAAGAAAGCACCGTTATTTAAAAAGATAAAGTAATACATGGCTACTATCTGTATCTCTAATTTTTCAAAGCCTGTAATCTTAGCATTGATCCTGATACTTTCTACTAGGGTACCTTCACCATCTACTATATCATTCTTAAGTATGCGTTTCAATATAGTTGCCATCCTTCTCCTAGTAGGATAAAGCACATTAAATTCTCCTGTATTAGCGTTTCTTCCCATTATTATAGATTTTCTACTAGCACCCCATAACTTTGAGTGTTTGCTGTTAGTGTATTATTCTGTATTGTGAAGTGTAAGTACTGCTGAGTAGTAAAGTCTTTAGAAACTAAATCAAAGGCTGATATCTGCCCGTAATCTGCATTAGCATTTGAGCCTGTAGCAAAGGCTTTTATAGTTCCTGATACACCTCCTATTACAGGCATAGTTCTATAGATGGATACCATCCCTGTAGAACCTATTGCATTAGTGGCTATTTGAGTGGCAGCTGTTAATTGTGCATTGGTAGGGTTAGCGAAAGTACTCATCCTTATTCTAGTCCTAGGAGAAGCTGCACCCAATGTAACTACCCTTACAATAAACGAACAGCGTAGCATAGAATAGTTGATATTGGTAGGTATGGCTACAGATATTATATTTACCTCATTAGTATTATTAGTAACTATAGTCGTACTTGCAATTGATTGTAGTACTGTCTTAGTCTGCTTAGCATTTAAAGCTGTTTGTAAATCAGTCTGAGCTGATAGCGTTCCTGTGATAGCTCCCCATGTAGCACTACCACCACTGGCCCCTGCAATTATCTGAGCACCTGTAATAGTATTATTGACTTCTACTCCCCCAATGATAGAGGTGCAGTCTAGCAGATCTGTTGCCTGTAAGTTTCCAATATGTGCTGGAGCTGTTTGCCTCCAATTACCCCACCATCCCATAACTATATTATATTATTAAATTGATTTGTTTATATTGGCACTGCGCAATCAGTCCAATCATTGACTGTTAGTGTGATACTCATCTGATACCCTGCAGCGTAATCTAGTAGATCATTATTCAAAGGTGTAAAGGTAGGCACTCCTACCACATCAAAGCTAAAGTCATTACTATCATTAAAGTAGATATTCAAATCACTAAGGATCTGTTGCGTATCACTTAGAATAGTGATGATATTAGCTCTATCTTTTTGTATGATATCATAGCAGTAAATATCAAAGTTAAACTCTGTAGTATTTTCTGTAGGCACCACTCCACTAGGCACTATATACACTAATGGGTATTTCTCATCTTGAGTAGCAAAGTTGTAAAGCTGTTCTTTGAAATCACTACCCACTTTAAAAACTTGTTTGTGAGCTGTGTAAAAAGCAATGATGTGGTTTGTTATGGCTTGTAAGGAATTCATAGTTCTGATGATTTATTTATACGGTTTATTTTCTGTTGTGTGGATGTTACTTGTGTTTCACTTACTACAGCTGTTACAGTCATATTACCTGACTCATTAGAGTTCCCTCCTGCACTCATGGTACCACCTGTGTTAGCACCTCCAAATAGTTGTGCTGCTTGAGGCAAAGCTGTAGCTGTAGAAGTGGACTCACCACCTCCACCACCTCCACCACCACCACCTGCAGCAGGTGTAGAACCTGGGGAGGATAGTATCTGTTTAGCCTTAACTACATTGGTAACAATCTGAATAATACCACTAGCAAATTGTGCAATACCTGCAGCACCAAATGTTACACCATTCAATGGGTTACTTTGTGCAGCTGCCACTAAAGATGAGATAGCTCTAGCAGTATCAATACCTATTTGAATAAGGGCACTAGCCTTGTTAAATTTCTCTAGTTTCTTTTGGTCTTTAATAAGCATACCACCTAAGTTAGATAGGCCATCTAGTGTATCTTTTGCTAGTGATAGCTTTGCATCCCTTTCTTTTTGTGCTGACTCCACCTTAGCATTATTAGCCTCAGCTTCTATATTCACTAGATTATCCTCATGTGCTTTCTTAAGTAGCTGAATTGTCTCATAGTTACCATTAGCAGCTTCCATATCTAATGCAAATTGTAAGTTCTCTGCTTCCCTCTTTTGAGTTGCCTCATCCTGCATAGATAGTAATAGATCCTCCTGAGTTTTTTTCTTTTCAGCTAACTGAGTAGCTATCTGTGCTTTCTCCTGCTCATCATATACAGCTATCAGTGCTTTCTTTTGCTCTTCTGTTAGAGTAACATTAGCCAGTGCATCTGCTCTTAGTTTCTCATATCCTGCAGCCTGTGCTAGTAATTCCTTTTCAGTACCTTCAGCCATGGCAGCAAACTTAGCATCTGCTATCATCTGCTCTCCTGCTAGTCTATTATTTTCAGCATTGAGTTCAATTTGTTGCATATCCTTCTGCTTAAGCTCAGCTGCCTGAGTAAGGACTAGTAACTCATCTGCACTTAATTTCTTAACAGCATTTAATTTTAGTTCAGCTAATTGTGCATTGTATTGCTCCTCTGTAATTTTCTTAGCTAAAAATTGCTTATCTAAAGCTCCTATCTCTTCCTTCATTCTTTCATTTAGGTAGCCATCCTTAAAGTCCATAAAGGCCTGCTGTCTAATAGCCTTCTCTTTCTCTACACCATCACTCATAAGAGTAAGGTTGTTTTGAATAGTCATAGCTTCTAGCTTCTCTTTATCTGCATTAAATTCTTTGATATCATCTAACTGCTCTTTAAGATTATTCTTATTATCCTTATTACCTTTCTTACCTGCAGCTACTTTCTCTTTTTGTGTTTTAATCTCATTAAGATCTAGTATTTTTAATTCATTAAAGCTGTTCTTTCTAGCCTCACCCATTGAGGTGATAAGAGCTCTAGCTTCTGCCATTGCTTTGTTACCTGCTTCTTGTCTCTTCTTTTTTTCAGCATCCTCTATGTTTAAAGTCTGTAGCTCCTGAAGGTTAAGATAGATGGTCTGTAGCTTTAATCTATTTTCTGCTATTACTGCTGTTTGATATGCAATAGATCCTTTTATCTTAGCACGTTCTAACTCTACAGTACTTTTGCCTTCTGCCTTAGCCAGTGCTATCTTTCTATCATAGTCACTCATCTCAGACTTATTAGCCTCATCTAACCTCTTCATTCTAGCCTCACCTGCAGCTGCTTCTCTATCCATTCTAGCCATCTCATTCTTACCTCTCTCTTCTCCTGCATGATCAGTAAGCCCCATCCAATCTGTAAGCATTTTAAAGCCAGCTATCAAAGCATTAACAGGCATCATCAAAGCATCTATGACACCTTGTAATAAGCCAAATTTATTAAGTACTAAAGCTATTGCAGCTATGATAGCAATAATTATGATAGGTATTAAAAAGAAGGGGTTTACTAATATCTGAGCTCCTAATTTTAAGAACGCTTTACCTAATGTACCTGCAGTCTCAGTCATACCTTTTAAAGACTTAGTAATATCAGTCTTATTAATACTTCCCAAAGTGGTAGCAAAAGTCTTAGACTTAGCAGCTGCCTCTTCAAAGTCTAAACTCATTAAGCTATTCTTAATACCACCCAATCCATTACTAACCTGCTCAAATTTAGAACCTGATGCAAAGACAGCCACTGCTTCATTAGCATCCTTTATCTTATCAGATAGTACACCTGCCTCCTGAGACAGTCTAGCAATATCTGCAGGATCTGTAGCATTAGCTATCTCACCTTTTAGTGCTCTTAGTTCTGCTTTAATGGCACCGAGGCCTGAGACTTTTATGGGTATTTCTACTTCGTTCATTATATGTAGTATTTAACTTCTATTGTTGTATCTGTTAGGTATCCATCTGCAAAGCCTACCCCTATTTGTGAGGTGGTTACAGATATAGTATTAGAGCTCACTGTGTAGGTAGCAGAAACCACCCCATCATAAGCCACGTTATTAATTATTATAGTAGGCAAATTAGTGCTAGATATATATAAGGGCTCGTAAGCATCTAGATATCCCTCATAAATACCTACCCCTGTTCTAGTCCAGGTAACACCACCTAAGCTATCATTTTTAACCTGTGCTATAGGATCTGTTATCCCTGCTTGAGTTAAGATAGCTATATATATTAATGGCACTATGCCTGTAGATACTCCATTCAAACTGCTAACAATTAAGCTATCAGCTGCTAGAGTATTCTCACTGATGATACGATCATCTCCTACTATCACTGATCTAGTGCCACCCACTATCACATTACCTCTACCCTCTACAGTTGCTGTTGCCTGATTAGAAAATACATTAGATGTAACCATCCTAGTAGTATTAACACTACTCATGGCTAACATTTGTATAGGGCCTATCCCTGCAGGAGGAGTAGGTATCACTGGGCCACTAGGTCCCATGAACGGTGTAAAGTTAATCTCAGTATCTATACTGATCAGCTCTACCTTAGTAAGATTATTAGCGTTGGCATCATAATCAATTATCTTATTGATATTCCACCATGAGTTATCTATCCTAATCTTATCATTTAATTTCATAGCCTGGATATCAGGCTCCTTAAGATTAAACATAGCAGTGAGCATCTTACCGTTGTTTATCTGCCCCATGGTCCTCCTCCAGTATCTATTGTATAGATTATTTTCTGTAAGGTTTAAAGGTTGGTAATAGTAAAAATCACAGATAGCGAAATTGATATCAAAGGTAGGAGTGAGTGGATCATCAAAGTGGCCCACTAAAGGATAGCTTGTAAGGTTAATTTGTCCTACAGATAAATAGTCATAGATGTAAAACTGCCCACAGGTAGCTAGTGGCTGTCCTGCTGTAGTCTTATCGTATAAGATACGTATATTAGTCTCAGGAGCTGAGCCTGCTATCATGGGTACATAAGCACCAAAGACAGTTTTAATAACAGGTGTAGGGCTAAACAATACAGGCTTAGTAGTTACCTCCTTTACATATTCATTATCAAAGATAACCTCAGCTTGTCCATATATATTGCTAGTAGCATTGGTATAAGTGGTGTTAGGGTTATCCTTATCTGCAGCGTATGTTAATATCATTTTCTTTGAGGTGAGCTCAGGGAGAAAAGATAAGTTTTGCTCCTGGTCTTTAGCCAGCTTACTAGTCCAGTCCACCTCAGTACCACTATCGTAGAAGGCATCCCTATTTTGTATTAGTAGCTTGTTAGGTTGGGTGTTATCTACTTGAGCATAGATATTATACATATTGAATATGCCCTTAATGAAATCACTCTGCTTTATCTTTTTAGGCACGTAATCATTAACCTCTATTGTACCACCTATTGCATAGATTGTGCTGCTAGGTACAATAGTAATTAGTATAGAAGAGATAACAGCCTGTATAACTACTTGCCCTGATGCAGGAGCTACACCTGATGGGGAAGTTTTCCTCCAGTTTCTTACAGATGCAGCGTTACCTATAGTGGCATAATGTTGACTTACATTTAATCCTATAGTAGCAGATGATAAGTTATTAAGTAAATTGTAACTAAGTGGTATTGTAGTCTGTACTGTTTGTGTTAGTAAAGATGTAGTACCATTAGGTATAGTTAAAGGGCACTGTATAGCATTTTGCACACCTAACAAAGTAGCAGTAGGTGATGTGTTAGTATATAAGTTACTAAAGATAATAGGTTGCGTACCTGCACTTACACCTATAGCAGGCTTGTAATATACATTGGCTGCTGATCCACTAGCACTACCATACAAAGTGCCTCCTGATGTATTCACCAGGTTTAAAGTATACGTCATAGTAACGCTATAATCATAGCTCTGAGCATTAGCCGAACTTATGATAAAAGGTGTAGAGTATACACCTGTGATAGGGTTAAATATATTTTGTATATCATCTAGCTCAGTCCATCCTGTTAAGTTAATCTTAGTGGCAGCAGATTGTGTGGTAGCTACTTGAGCTATGTTAGTAAATCCTGCCCAGTTGTTAACTCCATTGATAGTAGTGGCTGCTGTCTTTTCTGCTTTTACTAGATAGTCATTATAATCAAAGTTATCCACCCCTCCATTATAAGGGATAAATAGCTTATCAAATCTATCATAAGACAAAGAAGGCCAGTCATAAGTAAAGCCAGCATCTGCAAAAATCCTATCAAAGTAAGTCTTAGCAAAGATGGCAGGCTTAAATTCCTGAGTGTTATATACAGCATCACCTGATCCAGGTAAAAAGTATTTGAAGCCATTAGCTACAGTGTTACTAAACCTAGCCACCACATTGAATGCATCATAGGTGTGGTTAAGGTCTGAGAAGTCTATATCAGTTAATTCCTTGTTAGCTATAGCTGTAAAGAAATCTGCTTTGCTATCTTTGATAAGCACCTCATAGGTTACCTGCTCTTCATAGCCATCTGTGAGCTGACTCTTTACCACCCCTGTTAACTGCATAGAGCACTCCTCCATTATTGGGATGCCATCCTGAATAACTGCACAGGTAGTGAGAGCATTAATGTTAAAGGTGCCCTCCACTATATTCACATCATAGTAGTGGTTAAGTAGATTGTTATTATTCTTGCTACCAGTGAGTGTAATGGTCTTAGAGAAGTTACCTTGTCTCTTACTAATATCCCTGATATCTCCTACCTGAAAATTCAAAGGGAAGGCAGTACCCTCTTTAACATCTAGGAAGCCTGTACTTAGTTGTATCTTAACCATTTACGATATTGTTATTAGCTAGCTTTATAGTTACGTTCTGCTTAATTAAATTCTTATTCCTTTGGTTATAGATCTGAAAGTCTGAGGTCACTATATTACAGCTGATGTACTCAGTGCTATCAGGTATATCACAGTCATTAGCATAAGAGCTCTGCTTTACATAGGTGAAAGGTGAGCTAATCAGCTCAGTAAAATAGTTAGCCATATCCATAGTCATGAAGTTAGTAGCTAAGTCTATTGTGGTCTCAGTGCTTATGTAAGTGTTAGTCATACCTCTATCAGTGAGATCATAGTCCCATTGATTTACACCATTGATATATCCTGCCACATCTCTATTAAATTGCTCTCGTGTTACGTTACCCTTCTCATAGCTATTAAGGCTAAAGGCAAAGCTACCCCATGAGCCTAATCTATCTAAGAATAAGATGCTGTACTCAGTGGTACGGATCCTCCTATCTATATTAATTCTGTACGTTGCTGAGCTTACTACCCCATTACGTTCATAGTGAAAGGTATAGTACTCAGTGGTAGGCTCTATTAAGTTACCTGATCCAAAGACCAGGGCAAGTACCCCAAAGTTGTTAGGCCCTACCGATATACCACTCACATAATCTACAGCTGTTACGTTCTTTTCAAAGATATTACCACCATCATTTTCAAAGACCATTGTATCAGGTGCAGTAGGTGATCCATTAGCTATAGCATCTACCCACATATCCTGAGATAGGGTAGCATACATCTCGATGTTTTTTGCAGGGAAGGTAGTCAGGAACTTATCAAAGACTCCATTGAGCATATAGTCCTGATAGTTGTAGTTAGGCCACTCACTCCATTTAATAGCTCCATTGAATACATACTTGTTGAGCTGTTGAGCTAGGTTACGTACAACTGTCTTTCTCCCATCTGCATAGGTTATGGCACCACCTGTACCTGCATTGGTAACCAAAGACCATAAACTATTAACCACTATGTATAGAGGGTTAGCTACTAGCACAGTGAAGAGTCCCTCTAAGTTTGGGTTGGCTGTGGGGCCAGGTAAGTTCTGTGTGATGTTAATCTGATCCCCTACCACAAATGTGTTAGCTACGTTTATTCTCACCTTACCTGCATAGGGAGCTGTTAGATATTGAGTGAGTGCTAAGACATATGTAGTGGTAGTCAAATACTCCTCACCTATCCTTACATCATATTTGTAGTGGGATCCTGGAGCGTTGTATACTGAGGTGTTTGTCAGGTTAAGGTCATAGCTCACCTGTGCCTGTAAGAGCTTAGATAGATCTATCTCCCCAAAGCCAGTGCTATAAGTTGGTAGCACCCTGTACTCTGCTATCTTATTTAGGGTACCACTCTGATATATATCATAGATAAACTTAAAGCCCTGTAGGTTAACATTGCTACTGCTGTATATATACTTAACAGGGTTGTATGCAGGGACTATTAATTGTGGGGTTGCTTGCGCTACTAATGCCATTACTTCTCTTTACCTATATTATCTCCATTACTATTATTGTTTTTAAAGCCACTCATGGCTACCAAGTATGCATGATCTAGCATGGCTAGATGTTGCTGCACTCTATCAGGTCTATTGAATACTATCCTCACCTGCTTACCAGTCTTATGGTGGATGTATGCCTGCACCACTTGTATCTTATGTAGCGTATCAGAATGCATAGTAACTATCATCTGTGTAATACTCCTGCCTTATGTGAGTAGTGGCGTATCTAATTGCATCCATAGCATCATCAAATAATTTGACAGGCTCATCAGTTATGAAGTCCCCTATTTTCTTCCACTTGTAATTCTCATACTCCCTCCTCAGTGCCTTATCATCTTGACAGATCACCCCAAAGCTCTTAAGGTTGTCTATCCCTTTCTTTACCACTTTGTTTGCGTTCTGTACATCATACCCTGCTATGTTCATTTCTTGTATGATTTCTGGACGTGAGTAATCTGCTAGGATGGTGACAGTCTGTTCTATGCCCAGGGTTGCTAACTTCTCTATGAGCATGGTAGTAGTGAGGTAGCTCTCATATATCACAGGCTCTATGTAGATATCATTGTCACAGTAGTATACCCTCATCAAAGCTGTGGGGTGATTGTATCCAAAGTCAAGCCCATATACATACTTAACAAACTTAGCAGGCCTATGAGCTATGAAGGACCAGTTAGAGTAGATGTTACTCTTAGAGATAGCCTTCTCACCTAGAGCATAGATCTGATACAGTGCCTCATCTGTTCTCTTAAGATCCTCTATCTGAGCTTTGATACTATCAGGGAGGAAGGGGTTATCTTTGTAGGTGCTCTTTATCTTTATGCTCTCATCTGCAGGTAACTCATACAGCCAAGAAGCACTATCAGATGGGTTGTAGTCAAAGATTAACTTGTCCTCTGTTCTCATATTGAGCTGGGTGAAGTCATCAAAGTAAAGCTCATTGGCTTCATTGCACCAGGCTATATCCCTTTTACGTCCCCTTATCTTTTGCTCATCATCCACACTAAAGAACTCTACCATAGATCCATTAGCAAAGGTGTAGATGTGCTCAGACTTATTGTGTGACTCCTGCTTATACAGCCCTATATCTTTTAGTATCTCTATGAAGTCCCTGAGCACTGTAGCACGTAGGGCAGGGAAGGTCTTACGTATTACACTCACCACCTTATTGTTATTCTGCAGGCAGTAGATGATCATGAGCTGGCAGAGGCTGTAAGTCTTAGATGAACGGGAGCCACCCTCATTAATGATAAACCTCTTATCTCCTAAGATAGCCTCATAGTTCTTCTCAAATATGGCAGTCGCTTTTATATCCATAGCAAAGCTAGTACCTAGTTAGATACTATATAGTTATTATTATTATTATACTACTTAACTATAGTAACAGTTATAGCAGATATCTTTTCATCACCACTGGTAAC